TAATAGGCCCATTCTGGTATTTCATCTAAAGCATTAGTATTATTTAATATCCATGTCAAAAAAGTAGTGTATGTGTAATTGCTAAGTCCTGTATCAGGTGTTGTAACTAATAAAGAAGGGCTTGTTAACACCCCACTCTCCCTTCCATAATTATCCTTAAAAGAGATGGATACTTGATAGAAAGCGTCGGATTTGAAGGCCGTACTTAGAACAGAAGAGGGAGGAGTTACGCCAGTAATTATAACACTGGCTTGGCTTTGATCTGTATAATTTAATACGATTGTAAATCCAGGTGCGGGGATAAGGGAATAGGCTGCCGCTTGTGGCGTTGATCCTAAAAATGTTAGATCAGATGAGTTAACGGAGGGTGGATATGGGGGTACTACAGTAGCCGAATACCCATAAATATAAATAGGTGCTAAAGGCTCGGTGCCGAATATACGGACTGTTGATTGCAACACGTAATAGGTATAAGTACCAAACGGGTGTCCGGGTATGCCACTGGAAAGGAATCTCAACAAATACCATTCGCCAACAATTGGTCCTCCTCCGCTTGGGCTGAAAGTATTTTGGGATGCAGTTATACTTAGCGATGTTTCTGTCGGTGTATCGTATCCTATTGTATAGTTTCCTTGAAATAGTCTGTTTTTTGCTCCTTCTAGTGTTTTAGAAAGATATGGGGCACTATCGAATAGCTTAACCGAATAAGCCGAATCTAAAACAATCCCAGATAAATTATTATAAAAAGGATAGGTCAATGCGGCAGTTCCGGCATTATGTGCATTTATAGCTGCCGCATCGGCAGCTATTTGTTTCCTCCATGAAAAGATGATAGAATATATGTCGCTATTCAAATCCCTATAAACCAAATCTATCTGAATTACGTCTTGGTCAATCTTTTCAGAAAATGGTATTGATACGTCTATTCTGTTGTAATTGCTGCCATCTGCATTGTAATTGGCTAGTGTGGACTGACCCGATAGTGTTGAGGTTTCATAGTTTCTATACTGATACCTATAGGCAAACGTACCTGCACCAAGCGCCACTTGGTTTGATTCTATGGTTGGAGATGTTTGATATACCTTATTTTGAATCGGCGGCAATCCTGGCTGTCTCCTAATTATAGATATTACTGATTGGGAAATAGGTGTTGAGTATGGAAGTTCCTTTGTATCAAAAGAGGGGTCATAAAGTTTAATTCCGGCTTCAATATCTACTCTTCTGGGTTCGTTAAAATAATCTGTCCAATAAACACATTTATTTATTATTCTAGCCGAATGAATATACCTGTTTTTCTCCCAATTAAAGCCTCCAATAACATCGCTTTCTAAAAGAACAATGAACCATGCTTCTGTATTTACCATATAGGCATAAATACCCCCTAGTCCACTTTCATTCCACACAAACGTTACAAAGCGACCATTGGCCTCATCAACGGCACCTCCGATAAAAATATTTACTCCGGGGGATAGAAATGGATTATTTTTTAAGACATTAGCCCCAATGCTTTCTACTGTATTTGTTTCTCCAAAATCTGTTGTAAGAGTGCGGATGTTCGATCCGTTTATCCAATTATTTGGCCCTACGGAATAGAAAGCACTGTCGAAGTCACCTCCGCCATTCTGTGGGTTGCCAAAATTTTTCTTCTCATACAACATATTCTACGATTTCATTGCTGCCGTATAGGACTTGCGAATTATATGGATAACGTCTGTATTTGTCAAGTCATCTAGTCGCGCCCTTAATAGTCGCTTCTGGCTATCAAATCTTTTTGCTTCTGGGGAAAATGGGTTCGTTGCATTTGGAGAGGCTTGCCAATCGCCAAAAGACTGAATGCAGGATATTGCCTCCACATCTACCTGCGTGGCGTTATCTACCCTTTGTCCATCGGATATATACATCACTGCCAATGATCCACAATTCATAGAGCGTGGCAACTGTATTTGCCTTCTTTCCTTGATAACTTTATACCCATTATAATCAGAGGCTCCCCTTGCTCCGAAATATCGGCCCGTTGATTCGCCATAGTCATTTATATTCCAATACCAGTTATACCAACTTCCTAAGTAGCCAAAAATAGTTGTCCCATTCTTGTTTAGGTCAGGAAACGGCGGCGGTGCAAAGTTACCGCTCGTATCATGGTATCTTATAGAAGTCAGGTCATCGTTTTGTGGCAATGGCTTTAGTTGGCCTCCGGGAGGCGAAACGGCCACTACATCAACACAATCAGATGGAAGGTCTATCGTATAGTCCGATGCATTGATTGGCAGCAGAAGTGTATTTACTATTTTTAGTGTATCAAAACTTAACTCTCGTATAGCTGTAGAATGATGTAAAAGCCGCTCAAAATAGTAATGGATAGGCAATGACCTCTCTAACAGAGTTCTCCTTGTGATTGTATCAAGAGTAGAGAATATCATTAACTTTGGCTTTGTTGGTTGATCGGCACGCCTTTCATTTCTTTTCTTCCTGGATCAATCACTTTATCGCTTACCATTTCTGCTCCGTATAAGGCGCACACTTGTTGCTTTACCGAAAATTCCATTTCTGGCAGAATAGGCAATGGGTCAAAATCTCCATATTGAGAAATGTCCATAATTACTAGTCTCATAGATACCTTTGTCGGATTATTCACATCTCCACTGCTTATGTCCTTGGTGAACACGATTTGCATTCCATAGTTCTCGTATCCACACTGTCCAAGAAGATCATTAATTAGTGGCTGAGATTGCAGTAGCCCCCATTGTCCATTTTGCAATGGGATAAACTCAAACGACGGATTTTCTGAATCAAATATGCTATATACGCCAATATTTCTTGGTAACTTAATTGGTTTTACTGGCAGCATGCATTGGCTTACATTCTTCCAGGACGTTACTTCAATGTCTTCGTAAAGACCCAAAACTGTTCCATTGGGAATTTTTTCACCTAATTTACCGTTTATTTGTAGGTATTCTGTTTTTAATAATTGATTGACTACCTGACAAACGGAGGTCTTTAGTTCCTCTATATGAACCTTGCCAGCATCTGGAATATTGCCGCCATAAATTATTCGGGCACATTCATCAGCTATTTTATAGACAGTTGTTGCCATTATGTTTTAATAGTTGAGAGAAGGTTTTGCTGCGTTTTAACTTCGCCAAAATTTTGTATGTCTTGTTCTGACAAGTTAATTCCAATAGATTGTAGCGTCCACATTAACAATGGCTTAATCTCATTATCTGGCCATCCAAGTTGTGTTGATAAGCCCTGGTTATAAATAATAATTCTTCCGCTAACAATAGTATAATTAAACTTAGGTGCAACTGGCCGTCCATAATATGAAAGAGTGCCGCTTTGTTGCACTTTAGGATATAATTGAAAATTCCAATCCGCCACTATTTCACCAAACGGGTTGGATGTTGTATTGGGTATTATCTGAGAGTTTCGACGATACGTTATTTCGTCTTCGTTAACCAATGGACATGAGCGTGGAACACCCCCGACTTCTGGTGTGATAGATATTAAATTCATGTAGTCGTCTGGCGTGGTAATTAGCCCGTTGGCATCTGTAGTAAAAGCAACTTTCTTTTTAAAATTAGCCAAAGCATCGGTGAGGCGTTCGCCGGTTCCATATTTTACATAGCAGTCATCATAATAGCTCAATTGAGCATCATCTACCATTCTATCCAATTCTTCAGGTGGATACCAGCCCCCTTGGGCCTTGTTTATATAGAAGAGAAGCCGGTTATATACTTCTTGCAAATCCAAACTAAAGCGTTTGGAATCAAATATATTAAGAAGTTTTGAATCATGGCCAAATAATTGCAGATTGTGGCTTTTTAACCCCGAATATTTGACTTTGCTTGATGATCCCAAATTTCTTCCGACCTATTTCATATCTCTGTAATTTCCTTGGATCAAAGAAAACCGTGTCGCCTGGTTCCGCGTCAATATTCGGCAGATGGGTTAGGTTGTTCCCTATCTGGGTCAATTTAGCTGATCCTATGCCGTCTATATTTTTCATGCTCTTAGGGAGGATCAGGTTAACGGGATTATTGAAGTCCTCTAACATGCAATAGCCATTCACCATCATG